CAAGGCCGGTTATGGTGCCCGCCGTACCGCTGTCCATGTCCAGCGTACCGGTAATAGTGACGTTGTTAAACGTCGACGTCCCGCTGGCGGCGGTGACGTTGCCTGTTAAATCACCGGTCACGTTGCCGGTCACGTTGCCCAACAGATCGCCCGTGACGTTGCCCGTGACGTTGCCGGTTACATTGCCTGATAAAGGCCCTGAGAACCCCACCGTAGCGGTGATCGTCGTACCACGGATCGTTTGTGCCGTAGTTGCACCAATGGGCACGCCGTTAATGGTGCCGCCGGTGATAGTGGCCGACGAAAAAGACGACGCCCCTACTGACGCAATGTTGCCGGTTACGTTACCGGTGTACCCTAGAGTCGAAGACAACGTGGTAAACGCGCCGGAGGACGGGGAAGAAGCGCCGATCGTTGTGCTGTTAATCTGCACGCCACTGATGTTAACCGTGGTTATTGTGCCAGTTGTAATTACCCCCGTGCCCGACGGGTTAATGATCAGCACTTGCCCAGCAATACCGCCGCCGCTTAACGCAGGCAACTTATTAAAGGCCTGGGTGATAAGACTGAATTCGTTTCGAATAGCAACCGACGCGCCAGGTGCATTGGGTGCAGGAACGGTGCCGCCGTTGTAATAACTGTTTGTCATCGCAGACCTCGGCGAAGTGTGTAGTGGACAATTATGCTGTTGACCGTAAAAGGTTCAAGCAGATCCGACACAGTGGAAAGCCGGATAGCTATGTTCTCTGCTGTGCCGCGAACTTCAACTTCTGACGGCGCGATATCAGACCCGTCCCATACGAACTCGTCCCAAATCCACTCGTCCCAGTAACTGGCGCGCAGATCATTTTCGTGGGACGTGTCGCTGTCCTGGGTGAAGTACCGGCTCCGGTACCCTAGATCATAGCCGAACTGAAACTCCGCGTAGGCGTCTCCCGTAACTTCGACACTGGCTTTTCGGTACCGCTTTAAAATCCTGGGGGAGTTAATGCTGTTAAACGGCAAACCAATCGACGCCGGGATAGAATCGCCGTCAAAGCTGGTGCCTCTATCAAGCTCATAGACAAAACCATTTGTCGCGCCTAAGAACATCCGCGCGGTACCGGTTTGATCTTCGCCCTCGAAAGAGCAGTTAACCACGTGCGGGAACTGCACGGGCATAGCGCCCAGCAATCGACCGTTTAAAATTGTCAGGTACAAGCCATACCCGTCACTGAAGAACACCCGGTACTGGCCTTTCTCCCGGTTCACTGTGCTCGCCGTAGCCAGGTTAATGCGCGGCTGCATGAACGGGCGGATATTCATGGTCAACGAGGCCGGCAAAAAGTTGCCGAAGTTTAAGCTGGTGTTCAAGCTTATTACGCCTCTGTCGTCCAGGACATACGCCTGGTCCATGGTCTGCGCAGTGTACGCCACCGCACCGGTGCCGGTGTTAAACGTGGCCAATGAAAAGTTGGCTGAGGATGTGCCGTACAGCACCGAGGTATCTCGCCGGGTATAGACCGCCAGAGATCCGCTCGACTGATCGCCCGGCAGGGGTAATAGATTCGTAATAATGGCGTTCATAGCAATTTCGCCAGCGCCTAATATCGGTGACCACTGAAACGGCAAACCCAGACCAGAGAACTGCAGTGACGCGCCAAACGTGAGAAACAAGTGTTGCCTGTGCACTGCGATCTGCTGGGGTTTGTCATCCGGCATGCCCGTGTTAATCGGGGCTAAGACCGTGCCGTTAAACTCCCAGGCTCTGTTCTTACCGTCGCAGCCGTAGGCCAGGTAGTTGGCTACGCCGCCGCCTATGTTGCCGATAACAACTGCAACCCGGCCATCTGGCGCTAGGGTTATGGCCGTTGCTGCGCCGGTGGATACGGCCTTGGTAGCCGCGCTCACCTGCAGGTTTTCAGCTGCTGTAAACGTGCCGGTCTTCGAGCTAAGTATTAACCTGCCCGCAGCGTTGCTGGTCGACCAATCGCCTGACTCAATAATAACTTTCGACACCACACCTGTGGCGCCGCTACTTGCGCCAGTAACCGTGTTGCCAACGAAGATCTCTGCGGTGCCTGTGTTAAACCCGGCTTCAAATCCAAAAGCGACTGCTGTCCACCCGCTGCCGCTGGACGCGTACATGTTTAGTGCGGTGCTGCCAACGTTGTTTCGAAACGCGTACACCGTGCCGTTGTACAGAAAAACGCCGCGCACTGGACCTTCGCCGGGCACAACAACAATGTCGCCGCGGTACGAGTCTGCCGCCAGGTTGCGGTACGTGGCGTCGGTTAAACCGTCGGCGACAATGCCGATCTGCCCTACCAGCGTGCCGACCGGAGACGCTGAAACCGTAAGGGCTTCGCCGTCTGTAAAGTCGCCGCTCTCTTTAGTAACGATTAAATTGGATCCATCTACCGCAATAACGACCGCCGTTCGCGTTGAGGTCACACCTGTCAAGACTGCGCCTACTGCGACTGTGGCAGTGAGGGTGCATTCAAAGACGTCGTAGATCGCGTCAGACGGCCGGGGACGGCCATTAAACCTTTCATAGCCTGCGATGCGCGTGTACCCGCCGGTGATTGCTGCCTCAAAATTAGCGGCTCGTCTGACGAACCCTGGGGGCAAAGACAGAGTAGGCGTAGCTTGGTCGAACCCGCCCTGCAACCTAATCAGGTCGTACTGGACTTTAGGCATCGTAGGCAGGGTGGACACGGGGTATCCTCCTTAAGCCAAAGGGGGACCGCTAACCATATCTGGCAGCTGGTCTATTTCAAGGCGGTTCATGAGCCGTTTAAATTCCAGCTCTCCCCGCTGATAAACTTCAGGCGCAGATTCATAGCCGGCGTAAAACATCATAGCCCGGTAAACAATCATCGGGTGAAAACGCAAGGGTAGGTCTGGCTCAGAAGTAGCCGTAGTGAATTCAGTAGGCTTGCGGTAATACTCTCCAACGATAACAAAAGCCTGGTTCGGTATGGATCCAAACCCAAGGTCTTTGTTCGGAGGAACGATAGTCACTACGACCGGCCTGGCTCGCGTGTTGCGCATGTTCGCGTACTGGTACAAGTTACGGAATGTGTTCCACTCCATAAAGTTTAACAGTTGCTCATCGCCGTAGTTGGCGCCTACCGAACTGGCTCTGAAGCTGTCTCGCTTCCAGTTAGCAAACGTTGCACCTACGCCAGCCTCAGCCGCCGTGTACTGCCACTGGTCGGCGACAGTATTAAACTGGAAAGACTGGCGCATGTACTGCCAGTCTTCGTGTGCTGTCTGGATATCTACCCAGGCGGAGTTGATCCAGTTATAGAATCTCTGCGATTCCCCGGTCAAGCCGGTGACCGTCGTCAGGTCTGGACCTGTAACGCCACACTCTTGTCTTGCCCGGTTTATCAGCTGCAGAAAATTCATTAATCACGCTCAGCGAGTATGTGTTCTAGCCAAGGCCGACCTTTCGGATTCTTGTCGTCGACAACCACAAACGGAAACACAAGGCCATGCCTTGGCGTCAGGTGTGATTTGTCTGGCTCAGAAAGATTAGGCGTTACCTGACTGTACCGAGTTTCTTTCATACGCGCCAAAACTTCAACATACTTTCGACGAATCGGCACATTTTGACCTCGAGGTACAATTTGATTCATGCCGTTCACGTTCAAGTGTGCGTAGGGCACGTCGTTCTCGTTACTTGTCGGGTGGATCATAACGACCACGGTCTCTTCCATAAACTTTTCGTCTTGCAACAGTTGTTTGAAATCGCGGTTACCAGTTACCGATTCTACGATTTCGCTGTCGTCAATTATTTCGATCTTCGCCATCTTTGTAATCTCCGTTGTTATAGGGGGTGCCGTCAAAAAGGACGAGTCGCCGTCACCAACGACTCGTCAAAAACTCTCTCCCCAAAGGGGCCGACGGGGAGAGAGCTGACGGCGACTATTACTGAGCGCTGCCTGGCATTGACGCGATGTTGATATACGCCGCGGTGTTGCCAGTGCCGAGTACCGAAGTGCCCGGTGTAAAGGTCTGACTGGAACTGGTGCTAACCTTGATCAAACCGAACGGAGTCAGGTTAGAAGCCGGAGCGTTTGGCACCGGGCAAGGGTCGCCAGCTGCTACGATCATACCCTGTGAGGTAGTCACGTTGCCGCTGTTGTCCAGGAACAGACCGAACAGGCAAGCCTGGCTGTTACCGAGAGCCGTGTGGCCAGCAGAAAACGCCAGGTTGTCAGTGATTGCTTTGGATCTAAAAATACCGTTGTTGGTGTAGGTCACCGCAACAGTAGTTTTAAAAGTACCTGCGTTAGTACCGGCAGCAAGCGCTCCGGAAATCAGTGACACAAAGCCACTGTTAATTTGTTCAATGTTATAAGACATGTTTGTGTCTCCTTAAGCAGTAATGTTAGGGGTGACTGCCGTCGCCGTGGTAGGAACCGTTGCGGCGTTGTAGTCAGTACGCAACTGATTCAACGACGTAGACAGTGCGGCGATGTCAGCTTGCATTGCCTGAAGCAAAGGAGTCAGCTCACGCGAGGTGAGAATATCCGGAATCTTCGGCATACGTTGTTTAATGCTTTCTGGCATGATGCGATCCTCAAATTAAGGCGGAGCGCCCCGTTAGGAGCGCCCCAAAGGGTTAGAGGGCGGTCACACCGGCTTCGATACGGGCCATCCAAGCGTCGTTCAAACGAACGCTGGCGAACCAAGTCGAAGCACCCACGTAGCCGAACTGGCCAAGCGGGTTGGCGTGGTTAGTCTGAGAAGCCTTCAGAACAACAGGCTTGATCGCGGACATACCCTTGAGTGCAACCTGACCCCAAGCGTCTTCACCGATTACGAGGAACGGGTACACGTCAACGTTGGCCGCGCCAATTGACAGCATGCCGTTCAGAGTGCCAGAACCTGCGGCCAGGAAAGACTTCAACAGCGGTGAGCTGATGAAACGGAAGTCTTCGCAAGCGCCGATTTCGCGATCGTGAATAGGCTTGAAGCTGCCGTATTCTTCAACGCGGGTAAAGCCTGGCAGGTTACGTACATCAGATACCGCGTCAGTGTGGCAGAACACGATAAACGCGGGCTGCACAGCACGGGTGCTGAAGTTGACGCCAGGAGCCAGACGGCTGGTCACTCGACGGCAACGGTTGCTCTCGAGAGTACGTGCCGCTTTACGAATAGCGTTCAGACTGATGGTTGTGTTAATGCCGGCACGGGTAGTACCGTTAGCGTAGATCACTGTGGAGCCAGCTTTCAGTACGCCGTAACGAACCATCTCCATAACTTCCGCCATGGTTTCGCCGGTCAGCTTAACCATCTCGCCGGGGATGTCGTCTTCGTACAGCTGCTCAACTTTAGAGCTGTACTTGAACAGAATACCGTACTGTTGCAGCTGGACTGTTACGTCCTGGAAGCTGATTGTGTTGCTGTTCGGCGTAACGCCTTCAGCAAGTACGAAGTTGGTAGCGTCGATGTTAGGCGTGCCAGCATAACGCTGTGAGCCTTCGATCGTGGTGCCAACAGCAGACGCGCCAAACGGCAGCGTGCGACGGAAGACCAGCGTGTCAGTGCTGTTCATCGGCATTTCGCGCTGGGTACCGAAGTCACCAAGCACTGTGATGGGTTGTGCGTGTTCGAGCATACCTTGAGCGGCGCGAATAAGGTTACGCGACGCGACTGTACCGTAATTTTGAATTGCCATTTGGCAAATCTCCTATGATAGTTTGTTAAAAACCCTGCTGCTCTTGACGTTTCTTAAGCTGCCTGGCTTCGTAGTTCCAAAGTTCTTCCGGTGTCATCGAGTCAATGGTCTTAGACTGTCTTGGCACTCCGGGTTTGGTCGATAATGCGTTGGAAAGCGTAGCCTTACGCTGACTTTTAATCTGATCAACTGTAGACAGCGTCGGAGTCTTCGTCGCGCTCTTGTAAAGATCGAGCACCTTAACAGCGTCGGCAGCTTTGGGGCTGTCGATAAGGTTGTACACGTTGACCGGTTGGGTGTTCATCCAGCTCAAAAACTCTGGGCTGTTGACCGTTTCCTTCCAATCCTCATGCTTCGTCTCTAACTTGGCGTACTCAACGGCTTCTCTCGTTTCGTTACGGATCTGCTCAGTGCGCTGCTCGATCAAAGCATTTATTTGATCTGGCGAAACACCCTGTGCGTTCTGTCCTACGCGAGAAGAGACGTACTCTTCCATTGCCTCAGCCCATTCAGGAAAATCATCTTTAAGCTGATTCCACTTTTCCGGGTTTGCACTGGCCGTGCTCACTTCAGCTTTCGTAGGTGCAACAATTTCGGCTTGCTGACGTTGTTGTTCCCGTTCGCGCTGCCATGCGGCCACTCGACCTTCAGCTGCTTTAACGTGGTTCTTGAGATCCTCGTTGGCTCTTTGAAGATCGTCGATCTTGTTAAGTTTCTCCATCAATGCCGGGGGCAACCCTGCAAATGGATCGTCTGGTTCAAGAACAGGCTCAGGTTCTGGTTGCGTCTCAGGAGCCAGATCTACTGGGTCCGTTCGGTTAGCTTCCTCATCCCACGCCTTTTGCGCGTCTTGCGCGCTCAACATTTCATCATTTGCCACTTTGTATCTCCGTCATCTCGTCATTGGGTGGCTTTAACCACCTCTAACTGGCCCGGCGATGTCAGAATGACGTCGGCGGTGCCTCCACTTCTCGAGTCGCCTTTTTGGGCAAGTCGATTATTCTTTTGAGAAGACGGATCTCTCCGCGATACGCGGCCGTCTCCTCTGCCGATAGACCAATTGAATCGTTCTTCACGCGCACGCTGTCTAGTTCTTTGTTAGCCCAGGCCTCAACCTTGGACCATTCAGCTGGCGGCAGATTAATCAATTCTATCGTTTCCTATGTTTTGATAGTTGACATCTATGGTAGAGACATGCTTTGAGAAGGTCAAGCCAAGAACCGCAGCTTATACAGTGTGGTCTGGTACAGATTCACAACCGTATCAAGTTCGTTGTTCAGTGCTGACTCTTTCCTTGGACATATCTTCTCCCGGTTATCTTCGATCCAGGCCATCTGCTGCTCAAGGATCTCATCGATTGATCCTTCAAATTCATTGTCGCCCAGGGAGATATCCAGCAGTTCATTGAACTGCCCTTGGTACGCCTCAACGAATCCGTCGACCCGAGGGATGATCCCCTCATAAAATGCACCCAGCGCCACATGCTCAGCATACGAGCCTGTGCGCAGGTGCTGCCGGTGAGCCAGGTCACGGGCAACAAACACCATCGATACCATCATGCCAGCGTGTTTGCTCACGATCAGTACCCCGTCTTGGCGTAGGTCGGGAACGCAGCCAAAATAACCGTAATGCTGCTTTCCGAGCCGCCAGAATTAATGGGGCGGACAAACAGCGGCGTCTCGTTGGCGGTGTGCACGCTTGCGTCGGTGTAGGCCATCGGAAAAGATCCGCCGTGCCCAGCGTTACCCGTGCCGCCTCGCTGGGTCAGCGTGTCCCACGTTGTGCCGTCGTTTGACCCCTGTAGGGTGCACGTCGCTCCACCAAAGGTGCCGCCCGCCTGGAACGTCAAGTCACAGGCTGCTGGCAAACGAAAAGGCGCGCCACTGTCCGTGCCGCCAAGAGTAGGCCAGGTCACAACGATTGCGCCGTCCCGGATAGAGCTGAATTGAACTACTGCCATTTTCGTGTCCTCTTAATAGTTTGACGTCATCGCTTTTCTGATCAAGCCTGTTTTAGCGGCCTGCTTAAACGCCTTAGCTGTTGGCGCACCTTTCTCGCCAGGCTGGCGCATCTTCTCACCGCTACCCTGTTTAATTCTCGCACGCTTGGCGTGGATGTTTGCGTACAGTCCTGGTTTCACCATTTCACCTTGTTAGCCCAGTAGGCTGCGCTCATCTTACCCTTTGCAATATTCTTGGCGTGCCTGGCCTTGAATGCCTTGTTCCTGGCCGAACCGTCCGGAGATCCTTTGACCCCCTTCTGTCCAAACCGAATTACTTTTTCCTTGCCGCCTTCACACGCCTTGACCACGTGGCTCTTAGTCGCGTGGTCTGGCGTCGAGCGTGGCGCGTTACACTTCATCTCGCTTCTGATAACACCCTTGGCCATGGCTATATTCCGCTGCCCATCTGCATCTTCAGTCTACGCTCTGCAGCGAACAGGCTCTGTTTGCTGCGCTCTTTAATCGCCGTATCGCCCAGCTTCGCCTTGATCTGCTCCAGGCTAAGGTTCTGCGCGTTGGCCATCTTCAACATTTCCAGCTCAATCATCTGCGCCCGCTCTTCTCTGCGTGCAGTTATCTGCTGCTGAGCGATCTGCAGCCTGGTGTTCAGCTCCACCATGTCGCCTTCGTTCTGCGCCTGGACGCGCTGCAGGTCTGTCTGCGCCCGGATCTTAGCCGCTGCAATGCGCGGGTCTTCGGTCTGGCCTTGTTGTGCGGCCTGACGCTCCGCCTCTTCAATCTGCTCTATCTGCTCGTCAGTCTTAAACACTTCCGACGGGTCGATGTGCTGCGCCTGGAGTGCTCGCTCAAATAGCTTTTTAGAGTCCAGGTACTTGCCGTATATCGGGTTAGCACCAGCAGCCAACAGCTGCAGGAACGCCTGGTTCTGGATGTCTCGCACGACCAGCGTTGAGCTGCCTCGGGCGTCAACTGAGAAGTCGCCTTTGATGGAACTGTCTTCGTTGTACAGCATGTTCCAGTCGTAGTATCGACGGATGTGCGGCTTGGTCACCATGTCGTCGAACTGCTTGACCAGGCGTTTAAGTACAACGTTAGCCGAGGTCATCAGCATCTGCATGCCGCCAACCGTGTCAGGCGCTGTGCCCTTCTCGCCTTGCATCAACGTCGGCACGCCGGTCTCAGCATCTGCCAGACCCATCGCCATCTCAATGATGTTGGCCAGCTCAGCCTGGTGACTGTTGAACTCAAAGGACGCGAACGCCTTGCGCACATCGTCCAGGTCATCTGTGGCGTACCAGATCTTACGCGAGGATAACTGCCACTGCTTGTCAGCTGGCTGGATGACGCTCGGTTTGACGACGATCTGGGGACCACTGGTCACGCCTGAGTTGTCCATCATCTGGCGCCAGGCGGCGTTGAGCACTCTTTGCTGGGCACGCATCAGGTACGGCACGCCGTAGCCCCAGACTGTGTTGCCAGCCTTCTCCCACACAAAGAAGTCGTAAGGCAGTGACCCGTCCTCAAGTGGATTCAGGAACGCTTTGACGACAGTGTCGTTGATCATGACCACTGTCGCACTGATCGCCTGGAGCACGTCCTTCTCGGGCAGCTTGATACCTGCTGCTGCCAGGTCTTCGTAATCGACTTCGCCGGTGTACTCCCAGCGCTCGTACAGGTCTTCGGCAATGTCTCTTAGCTCTTCGTCTCGGATCTCTTGCATCGCGCGGCTGCGCTTAGGTCCTTCCTCCAGCACTTTACGTAACTGGTCGGACAAGTAACCCGGCTGCTTAGCCAGATC